CGGGGTTTGGTAACAAACAACGCGCCCTTAATATGATTAGGCAACGAGCCAAAACCTCGATCACCCATGCGTGGGCGGATCCAACGTTTGGTGTGCTATCTAATCAGGGTTGAAATGTGTGTATTGGGCGGCGCTCAACACACCCCTACGGTAGGGACAAGGTCGGATTAAGACTAATACAATAGTTAACCGTTAAATAAATCTGGTACCACTAAGGTGGTGAAATATCAGACTGGGAACTTAGAGTCGAGCTTTTGAATTTATTTGAAGGAACGTGTCTCCCTTGCCTTGTGTACCGACTCCGCACAGAATCTCGCAACCCTTTCGACTTAATGAATCTCATGTCTAGTACAAACAAAGAGGGTGCATCTGCCGTGGAACACGATGCTTTGAGTGGAGCGAGAACTTCACGAATCATTGTACCTAAGAGTAACGTAGCCTCTCCTAAAGACGTAACCCCTGCTTGCCTTGACCGGCCGGCGGGTCGCAAAGCTGTTGCTAAGCGTGGAACACCACAAACAAACAGAAATGTTAGTTCCAAGAGTGGTGGTTCCCAGGGAAAGCCTGGGAAATCGAACGCCAAGATTAATGGAGGCGCCAAACATGGGCAGGCCCGTGACATTGAGCACCACATCAGTGTTGAACTGATGAATTACCGCAAAACCGAATGGTATTTGAAAGCCATTGAAACCGGCTTCAAAAATGCGGAAGCTCTAAAACGATTTAACGACACGTTGCGTGCATTCACAAACGACATCGATCCTAACAAGGCTCCTGTTTGTATGGACTGTGGTGCAAGCGATGTAGTCCTCTGCGAACATTTCATCACTGGCAGAGGAATCGAAATCGTATCCGACGCATTGGAAATCCCCGAAAATGTCATATCAATGCGTTGGCGATTCACTTGGGTTGATAAAATACGGCGTATGTTTACTTGGTCTAAATATGACAGTACTTTGCCGCTCAACCACTACATAGGGGATTTCACCAATTATCAAATTGGTGACCGTCTGATCTGGCCAGAGATGTTGGCTTACATCAGATTGAATCACAACACCAGTTACGAGATTAATGGTGTTGTCGACCGCAAAGCTAAGCTATGCCACAGCAAGAAACTTGCAGTCCGTTTCCTTGACGAAATGAAAATCCCGCTTAGAGATAGGTGTGATGCATCATTTGTTGCACAATTACAATCAACTGTGCAAAAATCAACAGATCAAGGTGATGATGACATGTTACTTGCACCCAACAGTGAGGTTTACAACTTGCCTTTTCTGAAAGCCCTTGGTTCGGCAAAAATACCCTGGAAATTACTCCTGGTACTGGCCGCAATAATAGCCCCAACTATGACATCAAGAGGGGCTATTGCTGTGCTGAGGGCAAACCTGTACGCCTGGAATCGTTTAGCCATGGTTCTAGGCCAGATTTGGGGACGTGGAAGCGTTTTAATTGCAAAGTCAGTGCTAAGACAAACAATACGCATGCGCATTGTGACCGCACCCAATATCTTGAGTGGTATGGTGCGCCATTGCTTAAAAGAAATCCAACGATTGTTATGCAGGGTTGTGCCCACAATGTTGTTAAAAGTTTGGAGGAGCGCTACTTTAAATCAACTCCAGAGCCTGAGCCAAACAATTTGGACTGGGGTGTCATTCACCGCATTGTGAATGATTTGGCTTTGCGAATCAAAAAGGAGCTGAAACCTTTCAACAGCACCTCTTTTCTTAATAATAAGAAAGGTCGGTTACGCAGCCGCTACATTAATGCGTACAACCATTTGCTGAAGGATGGTGTGAATCTCGAACGTGATAGCGATATCTCAGCCTTTATTAAATTAGAGCGCTATTACGAAGCTGGTAAGGCACCGCGCATGATTATGGGAAGGAACCCGAAATTTAACATATTATATGCACAAATCATTGAACCAATAGAACAAGCATTTTTCAGCTTGCCACAGGTCGCTAACGCTTGTGACTACTTGAAATGTGGTGAGAAATTTGAGAAGATGGTGGGAGAATGGTTTATGGAGAATGATATGTCTAAATATGAAAGTTCTCAACGCATGTTCGCACTCCATTTAGAACATATGGTTTATTCCATAGTCTTGCAGGAACATCTTGACTTACTAGACCACCTTTTTGCGTATAAGATCCGCAAGAAAGGCCACACAAGCACTGGCATAAATTTCGATTTTAATGAATGCCGTGGTTCAGGTGATATGGACACCTCTTTAGGTAATGGAATTTTGAACTACATTGCCACACAATATTTTATGGTGAAAAATTATTGTGTTGATTGCACATTGACATCATGCAAAGAACCAGGGTGCAGATCTTACAAATTCGTTTTGAAAGGTGATGATTCTTATTCATCCATTCCAAGATTTTCCGAAAAATATGTTAACACCTACAAATTTTTCGGTTTTGATGCGAAGATAATAATACGTAGGACAGCAGAAGAAGTTGAATTCTGCTCCGGCCATTTTCTCGAGTACCAACCGGGGAAATACATTTACGTCCAAAAATTGCAAAAACTCATTGAATCACTGACGACATGTGTGAATGCTGATGCAATTAAAAATGGATGGGTCGCCCAGTATTATAAATCTCTCGGTATGATGTACAAACAACTGTACAGAGGAGTACCGATATATTCTGACATTGCCGAATTTCTTTGCAGCGCGTCAGATCTTGGTTTAAACCTTAACTTAATTGGGTCGTACAATTTAACTCAAGCTTTTCAACATTCTGAGAACAAAACGTTTAAAACCGATGCGTCTCTAACTTATGTGTCAATGTCCATGATCAACAAAATGGACATAGCCGAATTGAATCTCATTTCTGATTGGTGTAAGAAAACAACTTTGAAGTTTTCACCTGCACTTTCCAAACGTTGCAATTTGAAAACACCTAAACTCATTGAAGTACCACAGGTCAATTTTGATTTATTGAACGATCAGATACTCTCAGCAGAAATGCCGAAGGCTATTCATAGATACTATTTGAGATTACGACATTTTCGCCGAAAATGGTTCTGAAAGAATCACAGGCGCTCCATGGAGGCTTATATCCATGTTGAAAA